AAAATGATGTACTATGAGCTGTATTTACCCTTTCCACCAACTGTTAATAACTACTACAAGAAGTCTTCCAGTGGTGGTACGTTTATAAGCAATAAAGGTCGGAAGTTTCGCAGTGAGGCAGCGGAAGCCATTAGTGAGCAATTGCCTGGAGTCCATATTGAAGACAGAATGCTGGTGGAAGTAGTTCTGTTCCCACCAACAAGGGCTGTACGAGATGTGGACAATTATAATAAGGCATTACTTGATGCCATCACACAAGCTGGTCTCTGGGAGGATGACAGTCTTATTGATCAGTTGTTTAATTATCGTGGAGAGGTGAGGAGCAGGCGCGGAAGTATTTACTTACGCATCACGGATGCTGGGCCAATCATCAGCGACGTTGGAATGTTGCCGTTGGATTGATGGTGGGCTGGAATCCCATGTAGGGAATAAGCATCCCACCACCAACACCCGAAAAAAAGGAGGAGGCCGAAGCCCCCTCCCCACTCTCATTCTACCAGGTCAACCATCACCGCCTTATTCAGCGCCATTATTATCCCTGATACCAATACATCCTTCGCAGCATCACTCTCAAGATCAGAGTCTCGTACCACATTATCAATCCAGGCCATATCATGGTGCGACCTAGAGCGGAACTCGATAGCAGTATCAGTTATCTCAAAGTCAATACCGAATTGGTCTAGCTTTTCAAGTAATATTCTCATTTCATTGTTTCCTTAAGGTAATTAAAACGGGGGCTCTCGCCCCCGGTGGGTTAGGCCGCTTCGGTTTCTTCGGCTTCTTCGGTGGGAGTCGCTAAGCTCGCTCTAATATCTTGGGCGAGAGCCCAGATTAGAAGTCGGGCGGATTTCTGGCGACGGTCGTTATCGCTCCCGTTATCCTCGATATAGGTGGTCGCTTCTTCCTTAGTTCGAGGGGCTTCGATAAGCCACGCGTTAAAGTCTCCTTTAAAGCTCTTTCGCTCCGCACTAATCTCTAACTCCTTAAGAGCTTCGGATATATCCTTATTGGAATAGTCCTCGACTACTAGATGGGCGCGCAACTTCTTAATGGAAATCTCCGCGTCGTTAGTACGAAGGGTGGTAATACGTTCTATAATAGTACTCATAATATACTTCCTAGTTTCTTAGTTAAGGCCGGAGAACCTCACTCCTTTCCCCGATTCCTTAAAGCTATTATATCGTGCCATTTCGAGAAAGTAAAGGACTTTCTCGTTTTATTTCACCGTTCTCTTTTAGAACCTACTCGCTCGCTCGCTGGTATAGGTTCTGTTTCAGAACCCACACACACGGGTGGGAGGGTGGGGGGGTTTGTAGAGATTAAGGAATAGCGTAGGTCAACCTCACGCGTAATTTCACTTTTTTTAAAAAAATTTTTGCAATAAAAAGAGACCAAAACCACCTTCTAAGAAATGAATAGCAGAAACTGAAGAAGCATGTAGACTCCCTCGCGGAAATAGGCTATAGTCGAGGTATAAGCACTATTTATCTGAAGCACGAAGTGGGTTATCTACTGATGGGCATTAAAGAACGTTTTTCTACCAATTATAATCTAGCAAAGGGATTGGAATACATCACTTGTGAAGATTTATTGGCAGTCGAGCTTAATGCTGGCCTATTAGACCTCAAAGAATGCTATGAGTTGCTCTTTATTGAGGCTGAGCATCTCTCGGACTATGAACTAGCATATCTCAAGAAGGCTCACAACCGCGGAAAGCAGAAGGCAGTCACTAATGCCTGCGATTATCTCTTCCAGCGCATGAAGGATCGAAATGGTTCAGCTGCTTGTATAGAGTATTTGCGAAACGCTGGTAAGTTTACCATTGAAGGCAGTTCAACCACAGCAAGCAACTCCAGCAACTCCAGCGGAGGCTTTTCATTCAATGTAGTGCTCCCCGAGGGCTCCACTCCTCCTGAGCTAAAGGAGGCCAGCTAATACTATGTCACAAGCTATGTCAGTTGATTATCTAGCTTCCCCTACTATGGGCAAGTTTCATACTGACAGCCACTTTGTGAGAGCCCTCATGGGGCCAATTGGTTCAGGTAAATCAGTAGCCTGTATCATAGAGATGTTCATGAAGAGCTTTATACAGGCTCCTGACCCTGATGGTGTTCGTAGAACCCGTTGGGCTGTTATTCGCAATACTTACCGTGAATTAATGGATACAACCATTCAAACCTTCTTCGACTGGTACCCTGAATCTCAGGGCCTAATGCTGAAGATGGATATGAAGTTTATAACGGACATTGAAATGCCGGATGGCACAACGTGTCACATAGAATTCTTCTTTCGTGCTCTGGACAAGCCCTCTGATGTTAAAAAATTGCTCTCGCTTGAGCTTACCGGTGGCTTTATCAACGAAGCCAGAGAGGTACCCAAGCAGATTATGGACATGCTCATCGGCAGACTCGGCAGGTACCCGCGCAAGCGGAAAGGTGCTGGTGGCCCTTCATGGCACGGCCTTATTATGGATACCAACCCGCCTGATTCTGATCACTGGTGGTTCAAGCTCTTTGAAGTAGACCAGCCTAAGACATACAAGCTATTCAAGCAACCAAGCGGAGTTGAAGGGAATGGCGAAAATCTATTTAATCTGCCTGATTCTTACTATACCAATATGCAAGATGGTAAGGATAAGGAGTGGATCAATGTATATGTACATGGGAGATATGGCTTCGTGCAAGACGGCAAACCGGTGTACCCCGAGTATAAGGATGATGTCCACTCTACTGAGGAGTTTATTGTTCCCGACTCCAGGAATCTCATATACATTGGCATTGACTTTGGTCTTACTCCAGCTGCAACATTCGGGTTTAAAACGGCTGCAGGTCGATGGATCATATTTGACGAGTTAGTCACCGAGGACATGGGTGCAAAGAATTTCGGCAAACTCCTTAACCAGAAGATAAATCATGAATACCCAGAACACGACTTTGAAATCTATGCTGACCCCGCAGGAGATCAACGAGCTCAAACAGATGAGGTCACTCCCTTCCAGATTCTCCAGGCTGAGGGAGTTACTGCGTGGCCAACCTACACAAATGATTTCATTATCAGACGAGAGGCTGTGGCCGCACCTCTATCCAGAATGGATTTCGCCGGAAATACTGGCTTTGTCATTACTCCGGGAGCTCCAATGTACCGGAAAGCTATGGCAGGCGGTTACAAATACAAACGTATGTCCGTATCGGGTCAAGAGCGTTTTCAGGACAAACCTGATAAGGGCAGGTATTCTCACGTCGCAGATTCCGGCCAGTACATGATGGTAGGGGCTGGAGAAGGTGGCAACCTAATCGCGAACAAGAATTGGAATCAAGAAGTTGATTATTCACTTACTAATAGGATGGTTGTATGAATATTGATAAGACTGGTGGGTTGCCCCATAATCGCAGAGTCCGGACAGCACAGGATTATGCTAACAAGAAGGTTAAGCGTCCTGCTCGCAAGATGACTAATCCCCAAGGAGAGGCAAATGAAGACTGCTAAAGAAGCCTTTGAGACCCTCTGCCGCGGCATCAACATTAAGTACTATGTTGGGCCAAATGGGCACAAGCTTATTCAGGATGCTTGCTGTGAGCCCCATGGAGAGCCAGAAGTAGCTGATGAGCCACTCCAGTCGGAAGCGGAGATTGATGCTGCTCTGTTTGAGGATGATGAATGAGCCTACTTTCTTCCATTGTTAGCAAAGGTGCTCCCGCAGCAGGGGCACTTTATGGTATGACGGCATCTCCAGATGCCGATGCCATGCTATTGGGAGTTGGTGCTAAGAATGCCAATAAGGTTGCCTTAGAGATGGCTAAGCGCATGCGTAGGATGGGCGCTTCTGAGGATGAAATTTGGGAATCTACTGGTTGGTGGAGAGGAGAGAAGAAAAAGGGCTCTCCTGAAGACTCTGCTTGGCGATGGGAAATTGATGACTCAAAAGGCAGCCTAAAGTCTAGCAAGCTTATTGGCCTTCGGCAAGGTGGCGAGCCAGACTATCTTGAAGAGCTTTTGGGTCATGATGAGCTTTTTGAAAATTATCCGCATCTCCGCAAGATGCTTACTGGTAGGTATAAAGGAGGTGATCCATCTGTTGTCGGGGAGTTTTTCCCTGGCAAGAACAAGATGAATGTAAATGTCGACAGAAGTCCTGATGACATATTCTCTACTATCATTCATGAGTTACAGCATGGGGTTCAAGATGCAGAAAACTTCCCTATGGGTGGTAATGAAAGGATGTTTGGCAGAGGACAGCAGAAAGCCTTCCAGAAGCGGATTGATGACCTTAATGATCAGTGGTATACTACAGACCCTCCATATCGTCAAGCTCATGAAGCATTCATGAAAAACCCCTCTAACATTGAGCTTGGTAACAAGGTCAACAGATGGTCTGATAAGCGCAAGGATATACTGGAAAAGCTCAAGAAGACAAGAGAGATGATAGAGGCTGTCGAGCCCGAGCAGCAATATCGGGGCTTGTATGGCGAGACTGAGGCAAGGAATGTTCAGCGAAGATGGCTGGCTGCCGAGAACCAGGGTTTTGATGCGCTTGAAAGAAGTCATCCTGGCAGAAGCAAAGACTCTCATATGTATGTTGAGCCCAAAGACTCTCCTGATTTCAAGAAGGGCCTCTTTCGCAATAACAAAAGCAACATAGATGAAATTGCTGCTCCCGCAAGCAGAGCGGATAGGATATTGAAATCGGGCAGAAAGGCTGTATTTGGTACTGCTGCTAATTTGCTCGACAAAGCGCAGAATTATGAATCTGGTGTTCAGATGTTGGACATTGGAAAAGATGCGATAGTGCCAGGTGATGAGACTGAAGAGCTTCTACGGAAGCTAGCACGCGATGAAGGAACAGAAACTATGGATTGGCTTAAGGCCATTATTGGAATGTAATTATGCTAGATGAATCACAAATTCTAAACATAGTTGGCCAGGAGCTATCATATTCTTCTGGTGGCAACGAGAATGATTTCATCGAAGGGAATCGTCAAGCTGCCCTGGCTATGTATCTGGGTGGACCAGATGGCAAAGAGGTTGAAGGTCGCTCTACTATCGTTTCCACAGATGTAGCTGATGCTATTGAGTGGATTATGCCTGAGATTATGAAGGCATTCACCCAGAACAATGAAGTAGTTACTTTTGACCCTGCTGGTGAGAATGATGCTGATCAGGCTGACCTAGAGTCCAGATATGTCTATGATATCCTGATGAAGGATAACAATGGCTTCCTCATCCTCCATGAGTTCATCAAGAATGCTTTGATGCAGAAGAACGGGTTTATCAGGGTTCACTATGATGATAATGTTAAGGAAACCACTGAGTCCTATACTGGCTTGACTGAGCCTGAATACCAAATGGTGATAGCAGACAAAGAAGTTGAAGTTGCTGAGATTTCCGTAGATGAGACTGGCGAGATTCCAACCTTTGATATCAAGGTTACTCGGTCTAAGAATAAGAGCATAGTCAAGGTAACGTCTGTTCCTCCTGAAGAGTTTCGCGTTAACAAGATGCACAACTCCCTTGACTTATCAACTGCCAGGTTTACTGGTCAAGTTCTGATTAAGACTCGTTCAGAGCTAGTTGAAGAAGGCCATGACAAAGACTTGATTTATAGCATCCCTGCTTCTGAAGTCTATGAGAATGATCGTGAGTATCGTTTTTATATGCAAGGAGAGGCTGTACAGCCTTTTGCTGATGTAAGCAATGACCCTGCAACAGAGACAATTGAGATAGCTGAGTGTGTCATGTTGATTGATATCAACGAAGATGGCATTGCTGAGATGATGAAGATTACAGTGGCTGGTGGTGATAACCCTACCCACGTGCTTGATATGGAAGAAATGGATGAAATACCCTTTATCTCCACTACCGCAATCCTCATGTCGCACAAACTGTTCGGGCTGTCGCTCTATGATAGGCTCAAGCAAATCCAAGAGCTCAAGACAACGCTGTGGAGGAATATCCTTGACAACACCTACCTCCAGAACAATCAAAGAACCATCGTTTTGGAAAACCAGGTCAACCTCGATGACCTCCTTATCTCCAGACCTGGTGGTATCATTAGGGCGAAAACTGCTAATGCAGTAACCCCCTATGTAACACCTCCGCTGAGTCCTGATGTCTATAAGATGATGGACTACGCAGATCAAGTTCGAGAGGGCAGAGCCGGTGTAAGTCCTAATGGCCCTGTTACTGACACCATGATCGGTGATAGGGTTGGCTCTGAGGGCGTTGCCCAGATGATGGCTCAGAAGGAGGAATTGGTCGGACTTATGGTTCGGGTGATTGCTGAGACTGGAATCAAACCTCTCTGTTATATGATACGAGACCAGGTGATTAAGCATCAGGATGTAGCTCGTGAATATATGTTCCGTGGCAAATGGGTTCAAGTCAGCCCTACCAGGTGGAGAGACCGAGTTCACTCTACTGTCCGTGTTGGGACAGGCAGCGGAAATCGTAAAGAGCAGGTTATGGCTGTTGGCCAATTGATTATGTTCCAGCAACAGTTAATCCAGAAGCCTGGGCAAGCTCTTGTTATGCCTGAGCAGCAGTTTAATGCGATGAATGACTATGCTAAGTTCTCTGGACTTCCAGGTGCTGGTAAGTATATACTTGATCCCAAGTCTCCAGAAGGCAAGAAGGCTGCTAAAGAATCTACCCAGCAGCAGCAAGAGATCAAGAAGGCTAATGATGCTAAAGAGCAGGCTGTGATGGAGCTCCAGAAAGGTCTAGCTGCTGCTGAGCAGACTAAGGCTGCTGCTGCTATGCTCTCTGTTAAGCTCAAGGAGCAGATTGAACGACTCAAGACTCAGATATCTGGCGAGAAAGTTGTTAATGATGCTGAGATGGCTATGCTTAAGCAACAACTTGCCGAGGCTGAGGCTGTCCTTAAAGCTGGAGACCAGGATGAAGAAATGGTCTTCCGCTACTGGGACAGAAAAGAATACTATGAACTTGAGAGGGACAAGCTAGAATCTCAAGAAAAACAAGCAGAAGAAAACGCAAAGGATCAACCTACTAATGGATGATAATGAACGTGCAGTGCTAGAAATAGAGTCTGAGAAAGGTGAAAGGGCGAAGGCTGCCTGGGACACCTTCATTGAGCCCTTCTTTGTGGCAAAGACAGAGCAGTTATTTGGAACCTTTATAGCTCTGCCTACCACTAAGCCTGAAGACCTTATGTTAGTCAAGATGCAGGCAAACGCTCTGGAGAGCCTGAAAGACGAGTTACAAGGGCATATCAATACTGGTAAGCTCGCAAGCAAAGCAATAAAGGATGAAGATGATGCAAATAGAGAATGATGGAGACAATGGGTCTGCTACCCCTGAAAGAGGGATGCAAGACATTGCTGACGACATAGAGAGCCGTTTATATGGCTCTGACGAAGAACCAGCAGACACTGATGGGGATGAAGTATCGGATGACGCCATTGTAAAAGATGCGCTACCTGATGATGACGACTCAGATTCTGATGAGGATGACGGTTCAGATTTGGAAGACATTGCTACTGATGAGGAACTCAGCCTAGCGGATTATCTTGGAATTGACGAAGACAAACTCATCGTAGG